ACGTGTCCCAAGCCGGATGAACCAGGGAACAGAGCGCATCGAAAAAGGCCCTGATCGGGCTCATGAAGTTTTGAATGCCGAGCAGTATCGTGTCGGTGCCTTCATAGTTGCCGGTGAACGCATCGAACAGGTCTACGAATATGCCCACCACGGGCAAATCTCTGACGAGGTCCATGAGCAGGCCTGGTAAATCTTCCGGCCCCTGAACATCGGCCGGGTCTGCGGTAGCGACAGTCGAATTGAAGCCGGAGAACAGGCCGGTGATGAAGCCGAACGGGCTCAGCGGGTTCAGCACATCTCCGCCGTTGGTCATCCCTTTACCGGTGGCCCCGCTCGCACCGCTCGCCCCGCTCGCACCGCTGGCCCCGCTGGCGCCGGTGGCCCCGCTCGCACCGCTGGCGCCGGTGGCGGTGTCGCTGGCGCCGCCGAAGGCCGTCGGTATCCGGGCGGCAGCCCGCTCATGAATCGCTGTCGCGGACTGATCCGTCAGCGCCGTGCCGATATTCTCCGCCGTCAACGCCCCCGGGGGCAGACTCACCACCCCGCCCGGCCCCGGAGTCGTCACACCTCACCCCCGCACTCGATCACCGCACACTGATGCTTGGCCAGCCGCTTCGGCACCGGTGGTGCCACCGACACCCGCTCGACGAACGCCTCAGCCTCGGTATGCCGCATCTGCTCCGGCACCCGCATCGACTGCTGGCGCACCCCGTCGGTGATCCACGCCGGCGCGTGCACCGCCGCCGCGTCGATCTGGTCGGTTTGCCGAATCCCGAACGCCACCAACTGCGCGGCAAGATCACCGATAACCGGTTGCATCATGTGCAGCGGCATCTCAGTGGCGGTCAGCAGCGCTGAGGCCAGCGCCCCGGCAACGGCGGCAGTTTGCCCCGCAATGTCGTCGGCGGCTGGGATCTTCTTCGGGATCACATCGGTCGGGTCGGCGCCGGGCTGGCCGGTATCAGCGGCGGGCTCGGCGGTAGGCACCGGAGCATCGGCGGCATCCTCGACATCGGGGACCTTCATCTCATCGCTCATGCCAGGCCGATCTCCTGCAAGCCGCCCATCGCCTTCGCCACCAGCTCAGCCATCCGATCGAACCCGTCCTTCTTGTTCTTCGTATCGCCGAACGTCGCCACAATGTCCAACGACTTCCCGGTACCCCAGTCAATTTCCAACGTGCGGTTCCGCTTCACGTAAACCCGTGGCATTAAATGCTTTTGAGTGCCGCCCACCCGGTCGCCGAGCCACCAATGCCCGAACCCGTTGTCACCGATCAGCCACGGCGAAGCGTTGACGACCGTCATGTCAAACGAGGTGTCAGGGTCGGTCTCGCGCCGCCGTGCCCGCAAGTCCATCACCGACGAGGCGGTGAAGGCCTGCGTCACCGTCGTCGATGTGGTCTCCAGGTAATGGCCCCATCCCTGCCGGGCCACCCGGGCGAGCAGCGGCACACTCATGTGAGCCAGAATCGAGTTCCGGTAAATGGGGGCGAGGAACGCATCAATCGCCCCCCCCAGCGATCCGACCGAAATCGTGTACCCGGCAATCGCGCCTATCGCCGCCCCAATGTTGTCGCCCAGCACGTCTCCGCCGTATTGAATCGCGGCACTGATCAATTCGTTCACACCAGGCATCGACTGACCGCCAACTGTGATCCGGCCCGGCCCACCCGGTGACCGCGAAAAATTGGACGTTTGAATCCCGGTAATATCGCCGTCCCGGTACACAACATAGGGGTGCTCGGCCTCAGTGCCCAGCATCCCCGGCAACCGGTACCCATGACCCTCGACCGTGGCACCGGTGAACAGGTCGTAGGAATCCTCGACATGATTGGGCAGCACGCTGGCGATCGTGCGAGTGAGACCGGTGGCCAGGTTCCCGCCGGCCGAAGTGCCCTTACGGAACCCAGACTTGTCAACGACGTCCACGAACAGAGTGCCCTGCCGCCAGTCGGTGCCGGCGCCGGGCCACGGCTCCGGATCGCCGGTAAGCCAGCGCCGCGTCCACAACTGCAGCTCGGCGTCCTCCAAGATCGGGGCCGCCACATCAAACCACGAGGTGCGGATGGAACCGACAATCAACGCCAACGGCGCCACCGAATCCCCCAGGAAGCGCGGCATCACTACGATCTGCGACTCAGCCCACAAGTCCAGCGGATTAGCCGGCCACGTCGTCGGATCGAGCAGGTTGACGTGCATATCGAAGTTCGACAGCTGCAACCGCAACAAGTTCACCATCAGGGTCAGCAGCAGCCCGTAATCCGCTTCAAGGTACAGCATCCACGCTTTGGGCTGCTGAATCAGCGAGATCGGCAGGAACGGATTCCCCGCGGTATGAACGTGTTTCAGTTCCTGAATGTCGTCAAGGAAGTTGATAACAACCTCGTCGCCACTCTCGCCGCGGGTGATCGCCACCCCGTCAACGGGGCGCATCCGGCCGCCGATCCGGGCGCCCATCATCTCGACAACGACGTGAATGTTGGAAGTGCCGCGGGAATCTTCGTCCAAAGCCCAGTAGGCGGCCCAGGTGCGGCGAGGATCGTCGGCGTCGATCGGCAGCCGCAACGTGAACGTGCCGGTTTCGTTGACTTCCTGGAGGAGACGCCCGGACAGTTCACCGTGAACGGTGCCGCGGTAATTCCAATCACCGTCATACAGGCGGATAGAGGGGCGGTCGTTGGCGTGAGCGATCCGATCCTCACGGACTTGACGCGCCCAGGTGGTGAACGCAGCATGATCGCTGACCGCACCGCTGTAGGGCTCGGCGTAGGCGACGGCGGTCACGGCGCTTCTAAACCTGATTCGGCCGACCAGAAACGGCGTTGCCGCAGAGTGGCTTTCGCCCCGGCAGGGCCGCGGCACTCCACCGGCAGCAGAATCGGGCTGGCCGCGGTCCCGGTGTAGGGCGGCACCGGATACAAGGGTTCGACACCGTTCATCAGACCGGCGAAGTTCGACAGGTCCGCGCACACGTAGGTGTCCATGAACGGGTCGGACATCACCGACATCGTTTTCTCGATAGCCGGGGTCGGGGTGTAGATCATCCGTGCGGAGTCTTGACCGACGGTGCGACCCCACCGGCGCTCCTGCCCGAACCCGAAATCGGGGATGCCCCAAATACATCCGGGGTCTAGGGTCCATTCCAACCACAGCGGCTGATCAGTTGGATTCCACACCGGAAAGTACCCGACATTGGACGCCGACAGCCCGTTGATGGTGACGGTGAGTGACTTGTTGCCGAACCAGTCGACCAACGACAGGTTAGTGTTCCCAAGGTTTGTCGGATCGCCGGTAAAGCTGCCGGCGTTGACCCCGGCGGCGAACGAGATCGCCAGGATCGCCGAGTTCTCCGACGACTGCACCATCGTCGCGGTCACGTTCCCCGCACCGCCGACAGTCGACAGCGCGGCCAACGCACCCCGGACGGCCGCCGCGGACGTCGGGAACGTGATCGGCGAGGTGGTCTGCCCGCCGACCCTCAAAGTGAAAGTGCCCGGCCCCGCAACGATCTTGAGCGTGCACCCCGACGTGGTGTTCGTCCACGACGCAACGGTTTCCGCGCCCTCAAAAAACGGGTTGACCGCCAGGGCGGTGACGACGGCATACACGGTGTCATCGACCGCCGCATCGAACCCGTCCTCGGTCGTGTACTTGATCTCCTTGGCCAGCCGCAGGACCAGCGTGCGGCGCCCCGAAATGCCGTCGTAGTGGAACTTGACCTTCCGGAAGTTCCCCGGTGTCCCCCATAGTCGTTGAAAGCGTGGCCTCGACGCCTGGGAGAGCAGGAACGGCAACTGCACCTGGCGGATCGGGATCTCATCGCCGATGATCCGCCCACCCGGCTCGAACGCCCCCGACGAGGTGCGGGCGGTGAACCCGACGTCGTAGATGCTGTCCGGGTCGGTCCGCAGAACGATGTCCGACTCGAAAAAGCTGTCGTCAGGTGCGGAAACAACAACGGAGTCGCCGGTGCTCGATTCCAGGGTGATCGTGGCGACGGCGGTCATCGGCCCGCCAACTGTGCTAGCCGCCGCTCATTCTGCAACGTCTCCGCCTGCTTGAGCGCGTCCGCGGTGTTACCGGCCTGAATGTTCCACACATTCGTCGGGCCGGGCGCCTGCCCCGCTTGTTGCCCGCCGCCGTGCACCGACCCCAGCACACCGGCCGCCGCACTGCCGGCGCTGTTCACCAACGACGGCGCCGCGGACAACGGGGCCGCACCACCATCAGCAGCCAACGGGCCACTGTTCGCACCACCAATGGAGATACCGCCGACGAGCTGGGAGATCCCCTTCAGCCAACCGGGGGAATCGTTGACACCGAACACGCCGAGAGCGGAGGACACCTGGCCGCTGACGGCCGACCCGGCAACCTTGCCGAACTCGCTGAGGTCCTTCCCGCCGCTGGTCGCGCCAACGCCCTTGCCGAGCAGCCCGAAGGCCTCGCTGGACAGCCCGGTGAAGGAGTCTGGCACGGTGACGCTCGCCCCACCGCCGCCGCTACTGGGGGCGGTGCTAGTTCCGGTGTCGGCGCTAGGCGTGACGCCCAGGCCCGCCAGCACGTCCGTGCCAGTGGTACCGCCACCCGGCAGCAACTCCTTCGGCAGGAACGCGTGCTGGGTGAACTGCCCGGAATCCGCTCCCGTCCGGCCACCGATCACCACACCCTCGGAGGCATTCGCCTCGAAATTCGTCCCGTCCGGCAGAGTTCCGGCGGTGTGACCGTTCGGTCCGCCGCCCTTGTCCCACCAACCGACCCGCAGGTCGCCGGCGGCGCCACGGCCAGCCTGGAACCCGAGGGCGGACAGCCACGCCCCCTCGGTGGGGGTACTCATCCGGGAGGAGAACGGGTCACGCCCGGTCGAGACGTTGACCACCGCCGACACCAGGCCGGAGCAGTCAATCGCCGTCGGCGAGAAGCCGCCCATCTGATACTTCGCGCTGTCGACGCTGCTCGCGAACTGCTTAGCCGGGTCAGACACCCGGCCGCCGTTCTGATAGCCCGGCAGGGCGCCGTGATTGTTGAGGTAGTCCAACATGCCGGGGAAGGCGTTCTCGATACTCCGGCGGGAGGTGGCCTGGACGACGAACTCGCCGCCGTGGACCACCCCGGCTACCCGGTCGGCCGGGGTCGGGCCGGTGTAGCCGCCACCGCCGAACGTCGGCATATGCGGCACCCCGACGTGCGTGCCACCGATATCGAAGCTCAGGGAGTCCGCGAAGCTGTTCCACTTCCCGCTAATCCAGTTCAGGACACCCACCAGCCCGGACTTCAGCCCGTCCCACATGCCGGCGGCGGCCGCGGAGATCTTCCCCGGGATCGCGCCGAAGTAGTCGACGATCCCGTTCCACTTGTCCACGATCCAGTCCCGGACTTCACCGGCCTTATCGACCATGCCCTGCCAGGCTGATTTGACCCCGTCGACGGCCTTACCGATCAGCTCCTTGCCGGTGGTGAACGCATCGCAGATCCAGTCCCACGCGCCCTTGATGGCAGGCCAGGCGGTGTCGGTGAACCACGAAACCACCGCGCCGACAACGGTTTTCACACCATTCCAGGCCCCGTTGACGATGTTGCGGAACGTCTCGGAGCGCTTATAGGCGACCACGAGAGCAGTGCCGAGGCCGACGATGGCCAGCACGATCAACCCGATCGGGTTCGCGGACATCGCCACGTTGAACGCCAGTTGCACCGCGGCGGCAGCCTTGGTGACGGTCTGCCACAGCGTGATCGCGGTGGTCCAGGCCTTCCACGCCAGCACCATCGCGCCGACGCCCGCCGAGATCGGCAAAATCCAGTCCAGGTTCTTCTTGAAGCCCTGAATGATTCCGACGCCTTCGGTGCGGAACCACAGGATGCCGTTCGTCATTGCCGTGAAGATCTTCGTGACGATCGGCTCCAGCTCGATCATCACGTTGTTCTTCATGAGCTGCCAGGCCCCCGACATGGTCGGAACCGCGCCGCCGGCCTGCATGATGCCGTTCGTCTGCTTGTCGAGAGCCCCGTTCATCTCATCGAGGTTCAACTTCCCGGCCTGAATCGCCGCGATGAACTGGCCGGCGGACTTGACGCCGAAAAGCTTCCCGGCCATCTCGGTGGCCCCGGCGGTGTTGCCCGTTTTGATCATCGCGTCCATTTGGTGCACGGCGTCCGCGAGTTTGGCCTTGACGTCGCCGCCGCCCTTGGACAGGGCGATCATCGCCTTGTTCATGCCCATCGTGACGGACTCGCCGCGCACACCAGCCTTGTACAGGTTGCCCATCATCGCTACCGTGTCATCCATGGACAGGCCGAACTGCTTGAACTGCGGGGCCCCCTTGAGCGCCATGTCCGCGAGTTCCCCCACACCCATCCCCGACGACACGGCCGCCCGATAAATGTTGTCGAGCTGGCCGCTCATCTGCTCGGCCGGAACACCGAACGCACGCATCGACTGGGTGAGTGTGGCGACGTCGACGCTTTGACCCATCCGGCCGAGCTTCATTACCCGGACCGTCATGTCCTCTAGCGGTTGGCCGGTGAGTTGCGTGGCCTTGGCCACGTCGGCGACCGAGGTGGCGATATCGCTCATCGCCGACGGTGTGCTCTTGGCGATCGTGCGAACCGAATCGTTCATTGATTCCAGGGCCGCGCCGGTCGCTCCGGTGGTGAACGCGAGTGTTTTGTTGACTTGCGCGAACTGCTCGCCCATCGCGACCACTGACGCGCCGATTCCGGCGATACCGCCGGCCACCCCGAGACCCAGGTTCGACATCAGCGTCGAGCCGAGCCCTTTGACCTTCCCGCCGAGCCCGTCGATCCCGCCGGAGGTTTCGCCGAGTTTCGCTTTGAGCCCCCCGAGCATCCCGGAGAAACGCCCACCGCTCGCCGTGGCCCCGTCGCCGGCCTTCTCGACGCGCTTCTTCGCCTCGGCCAGGCGGTCGTTCGCAGCCGCTTCGTCGGTAGTGGCCCGCGAGAGGTTCTTCGCTGCGGACTCCTGACCGCGCTTTGCCTTCGCGGCCCGTTCCTCGGCGACCGCGAGACGCGCCGCATCGTCAATGCCTTTCGCCCGCAACGCTTCTAGTTGTGCTTCGGCGACGCGGACCTTACCGGCGGCGTCGGCCTCCTTGTTGCGGGCGGCGACGACTTTCGAGGCGGCCTGCTCGGCGTGCTTCGCCGCGGTGTCGACGCCGTCGGCGATCGCGTCGCCGAGCTTCTTACCGGCGGCCTTACCGAGCCCATCCAGGCCGCCGAGTTGCTTTTTCACTGCGTCGGAGATGCCGGTGACCGTCGGGATCACCGACAGGGTCGCGTAGCCGATGTTCGTCACTTACTCACCTCCTCGCTGGTACTTCCGTTTGAGTTTCTCGAAGCGCGCCATGAGGTCGCTCTTGGCTGATGCCTTCGCTTTGGCGGCCATCTCTGCGCGTACCGGATGGTCGAATTCTTCTGGCAGGGAACCCTTTTCGGAGTTCGCTCGGATCAGCACGACCCAGATATCGGCCAGCAGGTTCTCTATCCGTGAGAACGGCGGCCGCCCGCCGGTGACGGCGAACACGGTGGCCGACTCCCGCGGCAGGTGGTCGATCAGCGCGGACAGCCTGCGCGGCGGGAGTCGGCCGCGGTAGAAGTCGGCCAGGTCGATCCCGTGGTAGTGCTGCAGGTCTGCCTCGACGGCGTCGCCGTGCTCATCGAGCAGGCGGACGAGGCCCGCTAGTTTCCCGCCGCTGCCTTCAGCTTCGATCCGAGCTCGTTGTAGTCCGCCAAGGTTGGCTTCGCGGCGCGGAATGCGGCCCACTGCTCCTCGCCAAGGAGGGCGGCGGTTCCGGCGATGTCGTTGCCGGTGGTGAACTCGATGACCGCTTCCAGCGGCATGTTGTCGCCGACCGGGATGCGTAGCTCGACGCCGCACTGCTCGACAGTGACGAACTTGCCGTTGTCGTCGGCGGTCTCGGCGATCCGCACCTCGGTAGACGGGCTGGCCTTCTTGGGTTTGCGGTCCTGCGGGGCGGGCGCGCCGGCGGGGATCTTCGGGACAGCCATGCGGGGTCCTCCTTCGGTGATCGTGTCGGGACTCGCAGGGGTCTTGGCCCTGGGCGGTGGAGTCCCGGTGCCCGCCCAGGGCCAAGACGCACTAGGCGACGGTCACCGTGCCGCCGGTACCCGCAGCGGACACCGAGGACGCCGAGAGGAACGTCGCGGTGAACGGGCCGGATCCCGAACCGGTTACGGTCACCCCGGAACTGCCCACGTTCGACAGCGCGCGCAGCGCGGTCTGCACACCGGCCGCGGTCAGCGTGGTGATCGCCGCGGTGGTGTAGCCGTCCACAGTCACCGTGAAGCTGGTGACACCGGAGCCGACGGTGATGGTCTTGGTCAGCGCCCCGGCCGCGCCGCCGACGATCTGGAACACGTCACCATTGGCGTCGGCAACGTGATGCAGAATGATCTCGTTCCAGGTCTTTTCGCCTTCGACGACGCCGCTGTTGCCCTTGTGTTCGGCCAGCGCCGGCATGAGCGACACCCAGGCGCGAGCGCTGCCCGCGATGTCGTCGTCAACCCACCGGTAGGCGACATAGGTCTGGATATTCCGCGGGAGGCCGATCTTGTTGGCCGCCGACCCAGGCAAGACGATCTTGCGGGTCACCGCGTTGGTTTCCAGCACGGTGAACCCGGACTTGAGTTCGCCCTTTCGGAACTTGTAGCGGAAGTTCGGCTTGCCGAACGCGTCGTAGGGGGTGACTTCGCCGCCAGGGTTGAGCGGGATGCCCTTCTTCTCATCAATCAGGCCGCTGAATCCCCAGCCGAGTGCGCCGAGGTCGGCGTCGGCGTTGGTCGGCATCATCGACGCGAAGTTCGACACCTCGGACTTCAGCGCCAGCCAGACCTCGGCCTTGTCGGGGATCAGGGTTGCGTCGGGGTTATAGGGCAGTGCCATGGTGGTCCTTCTTCCTCGGGGTCTACTTACTGCTACGGTTTCTTGCGGGTCCGGGACTTCTTCGGGCTCTTCACGCGTGCCCGCACCTCTAGGCCGGCCGCCGCCGCGGCCCGCGACAGCACGCCGTCGAGTGCCTGCTGCTCGGCCGGCACCATCACCAGCGCGCGCGCCCGATCGCTGACGCCCAGCTCGACGACCGCGTCGTCCCCGGCCGCGGCGGCGATCTCCTGCGCTACGTCGGCGACTGCTTTCGCGGTCATCGCTTTGAGGACCTCGCCGACACCGGCGCGGTCGAGCTTGAACTCCACTGGGATCAGACCTCCACGGTTCGGGCGTGCGCGTCGATGAGCACGGAGGCGAGGAACGCCCCGGTGGCCGGGTCGCGGGCTTCGAGGATGCAGCCGATATCGCCGACGCCGCCGACCCCGGTGGGCCGCGGCGACGACTCGGCGAGCAGCCCGGCGGCCAGAGCGGCGATGCGCCGCGCCTCGGTGCGCCCGGCGGCGTGAACGGTCAGCCGGATCGTGTGCTTCGCGTAGATCGGCCACTGCATCGGGCCACCGTCGTCGGCGACGACCAGCACCGGCCCGGCGGCCGGGGTCCACTCGGCGGCCACACTCAACCGCACCGTCACCCCGGTGAGCCGCGCGGCCAGCCAGTCCTTGATCGGCGGCACGATGTCGGCCTGGACGCGGGTCACGGCGTCGCACCGGTTCGCGCACTGGCCAGCACCTCGACACCGCCCCGGCCGGCACCCAGGTCCCATTCGCGGGCCCGCCCGGTGCAGAGCTGCCCGCGGACGGTCACCGTGAAGTTCTTGCCGCACAACGCGATCGTGCGAACCCAGCCCCCAGGTTGCCGAACCCGCAGGGGTAGGTAGATGGTGAAGTCGACGGCGTCGAGGGTGGCGTCTGCCCCGGCCGACAGCGTGGTGTTCCCCGGCGCGACGTGGCCGCGCACAGTCACCGGTCCGCCGGGTGCTCCGGTGGGCAGCGGGTCGTCGTTGGCGTCGAGGCCGCCGGTCTGCGGGGTGATCGTCACCGGCTCGCTCACGCCGAGCGCTCCAGCCGATAGTGCTCCATCACCGACAGTTCATGAGGCGCGAACGCCGTCGACGGGTCGCCGGCGAAACGGAACGGACCGACCGAGACCGGCGCACCGCCGGAGGTGGCGGCCTGGGATGCGCGGCGGTCGGCCACCGACAACACGGCCGCCTCGAAATCGAGGGCATCGGCGTATCCGTGGGTCATGGCGATAGTCAGGCCGCCGAGGCGGCCCGTCCACACTCCACCCGAGTTCTTCCGGACCATCCCGAAGCGGGACCACTGCAGCCCGGCCGGGTCCACCTCTGCACCGTCCTCGGTGACCGCGGTAATCGCGGCCAGGGACAGCGTCGGTAGACGCAGCAGGGTCCCGCCGTGCCCGTCCATGGTGACGACGTCATCGCGCGCAGGAGTGACGTGCCAGCCGCACCACCGCTGAACCTCAGCCAGCGCGCGGCCCAGCACGGCGACCGTCTCGGCATCCTCGGCGGGCAGCCGCCCACCGGTGAAGTCCTCCAACGCGTAGGCGTCGAGCACCGGGGTCAGGCCTGCTTGTTCCGAGGGGTCCGGGCCTTGTGCACCGGCGCCGGCGCATCGTCGGCCGGGGCTTCGTGGCCCTGCCCGATCAGCCCGCGACGCTCGGCGTCCTCATCGCTGAGGAGCACGGTCGTCGGCATCCCCACCGTGATCTGGTATTCGCGCATTCCGGTGTTCCTTTCTTCCAGGGCCCGGACAGGCCCCGCACCAACGGCACGGGGCCTGTCCGGCACCACCTATGCCGTGAGAGTGACCTTGCAGATACCGAGCGGCACCCGCAGCGCCAACGCCACGCGCTCCTCAGCCCGGATGGTCACCAGGTTCGACGTGAAGTCCGAGGCGTGCTGGTTCGCCGACTCCACCCGCACCCCGCCCTTACGGAACAGCGTCGCGACCGACTTGAACGCGCCGACCGCCACGGTGCCCTGGGCGATCGCCGGGGTTACCACGGTGGACAGGCCCCACAGCGGGGGCTTCTCCGGAACCCCGCCGGCGCCGTACTGGCCCTGGAAGAACCCACCACCGAAGTACTGGTTATTGGCGTCCTTCTGCAGACGGAACGTCTGGTAGTCGGTCGGGTGGATGATCAGGCCATCGGCGGGGAACCCGGAGTTGACCTCGATCTTGGTCATTGCCCGGAAGATGGCGTCCGGCCAGTCAGTGGGCTTCGTCGCAAACGACGCCGATGCTTCCGTCTGGATACCCGACCGGTTCAGCAGGCCCTGAATGTTGGTGCCGCTGCCGTTGCCGTTGAGGAGCTGCTGCTCCTCGAAGTAGCCGAGCTGGTACAGCAGCCGGTTGTTGATCTCGGAGACCAGGAACTCTGCGTCCTCGATGAACTCGTCGGTCAGCTTGATGAACCCGGCGATCTTCTTCAGCGCATCGGTCACCTGCGTCGGATTGCCGAAGTGGATCTGAGGCTTGGCACCGCCCTCAGCGACGGTAGTGAAATCGCCCTCCATCGCGGCCTCGACCAGGTAGCTGATCGCATTGCCCGAGATGGAGCCCTGGCCGAGGAGGTCGGCCACCGTCATCCGCACTCGCAGCGCGGGGACGATGGTGCGGTCGAAGTCGGTCAGGAACGGCACGCCGGCGGTCCAGCCGCCGAGGGCATGGCTGTCCGTGGCGGCCTTGACGTCGTACTCCGGCGCCGAGAACGTCTGGCCGGCCTGGCCCTTGGCGTCGATCATCCGACCGTGGGCGTGCTTGACGAAGTGCTCGCCGAGCGATCGCGCCTTCTCACCGTTACCGATCGGCTTGCCCTCGGGCAGGCTCGCCGCCATAGCGTCGAGCTGGCCCATAAGCTCGCGAGACTTCGCGTCAGCAACCAGCAACGCGTTGATCGACTTGACCTCTACGAGGTGCTCGTCAATCGCCTTCCGCTCCTCAACGGTCAGATCCCGCTTCTCGGCCTCGGCCTTCTGCGCGATCTCCTTGGATTCCTTGATCAGTTCGTCGCGCCGCTCACGCGACGGCTTTCCCATGCCCATGCTCACATCTCCTCATTCGAATTGGTGTCGATCTCCATCAACGCCAGGGAGACGGACGGGCTTGGCGTGGCCGGTTCCGATGACTTTTCAGCCTCGGCCGGCGGTTCCTCACCGCTGGTCTTGTCCTGGTCTTCTTCTGCCGAATCAGGTTCAGGCAGAACACTTTTCAGCGCGGTCACTATCTCCTCAGCCTGGGCGAGCGCCCCGCGGATAGCGTCCTCATTCTTCGCCGACAACGTCTTACCGGCCTTACCTCGCAGGCCCCGCAGCGCCGACTTCACCGCCAGGATCTCGGTCTCCTGGTTAGCGCCGATCGGAACGATGGATACCTCGTAGAGGTCGAGCTCGCGGAGCTCGTAATACGCGTCACGACACGACGTCGCACCGTCATCGCTGACCGGCTCAACGAAGGCACCCTTAACGACGCTGTAGGCGAAGCTCATCTGATTCACCCGCCCGGACTTCAGTAGCCGGTAGGTCTGCGCTGCCTTCGGCGACTCCATATCGAGACGCCCATGGACCTTTAGACCGCGGTCGTCCTCCTCGGCGGTGACAAACCCGAGATTGAAGTCCGGATCGGCGGTGTTGTGACCCCACAGCAGCGGGATCGGAATACCCTTGCGCTCCCACTCGGCCAGCGACGTCGAAAACGCGCCCGGAAGGACGACGTCACCGTAAGAGTCCTTGTTGCCGAACACGCTGGCATAGCCGAGGAATTCGCCCTCGGCGAGGCCATCGGTCTTCACCTTGATCGTGAACGACTTGGCCCCAAATTCGGGATGGTCCGGCATCTACTCGTCTCCCTCGATCGGATCGTCAGGCGGTGCTGCAGGCGTTGGCTCGCGGTCCCCGTTCTGGGTGACGTTCAGCGGCACGATCAGCTCGTCGCCGCCCTCAACGGACGGCATATTCAACTTCGCGCGGCCCTCGTTGCGCGTCATGTACGGGCCGCCGATCGCCCGCGCCAGCAGATCGGACTGCTCCTCGAATGAACCGGCGAGCTTGGCCTGCAGATTGAACTCGACGTAGACCTTGCGCCGGTCTGCCATGAGCGGCACCAGCGTCTTGTTGATCCGCTGCGTCATGCGCTCAATTTCCGGGCCGAGGTTGTCGCCGTACAACATTCGGCGAAACTCGCGGACATTCGCATAGTTCGCGTTGTCAAGCAGGCCGACCATCGTCGGGTTGATGTGATACACCTGCGCGCAGGTCTGCAGCGATAACTTCGCGGCGTCGATGAATTGCTCATCCTTCGCGGAGAACCGCGACGTGCGGATCTCCATCCCGTCCTCCAGCAGCGGTTCGCCGCCGGCGCGAGGCGCGCCGTCCCCGGCGAACTGCTCCCGGTAATCCTTCATCCAACGGTCGCGGGCCTCGGCCGACCACTGCGGGGCGGCCGGCGGGGCGGGCCGGTAGATCCACGATCCGACGCGGCCGCCGCGCTTCCACATCTGATCTCGATACACCTGGGCGTGGATCTGCTCGGCGAGGATCGCCTTGAGCGAATCGACCGCGGGGACACCGGACTTCGGGTCTACCGGATTGAACCCGTGGAAGGTGACCATGTTCTCGGCCGGCACCTCGACCGCGCCCTTCACGCCGGGGACCGCGAGCCGGTAGGCCCTCACGGTGAACGCGGTCGCGCCGACAGTGCCGATAACCCAGGGCGTCGGAATGTGCCGCAGTACCCAGCCCGATGGCGCGGACAGGTCGACGGCCACGTACCAGTAGGTCACGTCATAAAGGCAGCGGGACAGCACCGTCGCCTCGATCAGGTCGAACTGCGTCATCTCCGAGTTCGGATCGGCCAGCAGCTCCGGGAGCGGTCCGGTGCGCAGCCGGTTGCGGCCATCGGCGTCGTCGCGCTCGAAGACGTGAATCCCGAGCTGGGCGATGTTCCGAGCGATGAACCCGACCACGGTTCGCAGGTGCGGCTGCTCGCGCCACAGCCGGTCCACCGGCTGCGCGATCACCGACTGCAGGTACTGGTCGAGGCTGAGCCCCTCGGGGATCAGATCAACCGCCGGGCTGGACACCGTCACGGGCATCGGTGACGGTGCTGCCGGCCCATAGCCGAGCCAGGAGGCTAGACCCACGTGTGCCTCCCAAGCTGCTATAGGACCGCGAGGTCGTAGTTTTCATATGCCGAGCGCACCACCGGCTCGACCGGGCGCCGCGCACCCCATGCCGCCTGCACCACCGCGATCACCGCCGAGCAGTCGTTCTTCTTCCGATCCATCACCCACGCATCACCGAGCGGGCGGGCCTGCGCTACCTGCGCCGCCTCATCCAGCGCCGGAGACGGCCGGTGCGCCACCCGCTGCTGCACCAGCAGGTCATAGAAGTCGCCGTAGGCCTTCGTCAGATCCGGGCCGCCGAGCTCCACCACCGGAACCCCCACCGCGGCCAGGCCCTCGATCAACCCCGACGCCGGCGCGCCACGCGCCTGCACCACCACCCCGGCGAACCGCGACCGGAACGACCGGCCGTCCACCATGATCGGGCCCTCCGGATCGGCCACCAGCCGCACCGGATCCACAAACCACCCGATAACCCAGTCGGTACCGCGAGCCGCCGCCACCACCTCGGTGTGCAGCCGCCCATCCGCACGGTCGGCCGCCACCCCCACGTAGGCGGTAGTCCGCTCGAAGTTCACATCCAGGGAGGCCCAGACCGGGGCGTCCAGGTCGCGCCGCGACTCCGCGTCAGTCGTCGCCCGCCACTGCTCCACCGGCAAGATCCCCGGCTCCAACGTCGAAACCCACATGCACAGGTACTCGGTCTGGAACCCGGCGATGTTGTCCGCCATCTCCTCCAGCACGCCGTGCATGTCCCGCATCGTGTGCCCGGGCAGGTAGCCCATGCCCGGATTGGCCTGCGGCCAGTACTGCGGATCGGTGAACTCCACCTCGTCGGGGACCGACCACTCGAAGAATCCGATCTGGGTATCGGCGGTCAGGCCTGCAACGATCTTCTCCATCGCCGCGGTCCGCAGCGACCGCAACACCACCGAGGTCACATCGCCGGCGTTCGACGCGCCGACGATCAGCGACCGCGCCCGCGCCTTCGTCGTCGGCGTGATGGCGTTCCACCCCTGCCAGTTCTGGTGCTCACGCAGCTCGTCGAGCATCGCGAGATCCACCGACATCGACCGGCCCCCCTTGCGGGTCGTCGGCGTTGTGCTCCAGTGCCGAGGATCCTCACACCCCGGCACCGGCTTCAAATACAGGCGGTGCTTACCGTTGGTCTGCGAGTACCGGCGGAATTCCTTCCGGGTCAGCGGGCATGCCTTCACATCCGCGACGACCTGCGCCAAGGTCTTCTCGGCGAGGTCGAGGTTCTGAGCGGTGATCAGCACCTCTTGCGCCCCGTCGAGGTACAACTTCCACAGACCCAGGCCTTTAAGCCACTGGGTCTTGCCGTTCTGCCGGGCGATGAGGACCAGCAGCGTTCGGTACCGGAACCCGATCCCGGCCGCGTCCTTCTCCAACGCGTGAACGTAGAGCCACTGCTGATAGGGGATCAGCTGCCAGCCCATCACCCGCTCGAGGAACTCGACGCACTCGAAGCCCCACGAGGTGCCAGGATTCAGGCCGCAACCGCATCCACACCCATCCGTGCGCGCCGGGTCGCAGTTCCCGGGCAGCGGAGGGGTGAACAACCGCGGCATGGTGCAGCCTTTAGGCTCCGGATCTGCGATCACGGAGCTTGGAGAGCTCATCGACGGGGCCCTCCTCCCCGTCGTCCGGGCCGCCTAGCGCTGTCGTCGGCGCCGGTAACGCCGGGGCGGTATCGGCGTAGAGGCCGTGGAGCCGGGCGTTCTGGTCGAGCATCCGGCGGCAGAGCTCGGCCGATTTGTGGTCACCTTTGAGGGCGAGACCCCAGTGCGCCTCGAATAGCCGCTCGTGGCGTTCCTGCCAGACGGCGACGGCTTCCTCGCTGAGCAGTGCGCGGCGTGCCGCGCCGGCGGCGAGGGCTGTTTTCACGATCTGCTCGACGCGCCGGGCGGTCAGTCCGACGGCCTGGCCGATACGCGGGTAGGACGCGCCTGCGATCCATAGGCGGAGTACGTCTTGGTCGCGGGTCGCGCGGTCGGCGGCTTTCATGGCAGAGTGGCGGTTGCCGTGGTGGTGTAGTCAGCACATCCCGCTTCCAGCGGGGAGGCGACACCTTCGGGTGATCCCACGGCTCCAAACTTCTCCCCGCGATACATCCGGGCAAACGTGCCCGCGTTCACCACGATCGGCCGGTACTGCCCATGCGCGTCGAGCGACCGCGCGATCGCAGCCACATCACCGCGCCGCGGATTGCCGACAAACGTCGACAACTCGCCGACCGGCACACTCCGGTACTCAGGCACGGTCACCACCGCTCGCTAGGCACACCGAGCGGAATGAACGGGGCGGCCGTCCCACGCCGCCGATTGCAGGCCAGATGCGACGGACGAAAATTACCCGGATCACACGCCGACTCCGGATGTGTGCTAACCGGGAGCGCGTGATCCAAACTCCACGCGTCCGGATGCTCAGAGGGCAGGTCATAGTCGATCGCCTTCCCATCGAGCCAGCACGGAAGTAGCAGATCAGC